CTTAATTCAATTTTCTTCCATAATTTGAAAAATTCTTCTTCATCAATTTTATGACGTAATACTACTGCTGAATTGTTAGCTCTTCCACGTTGTGGATTTTGTTCCCACCAATTTCCAAATTTACATGTTAACATATCTTCATCATCCAAATTAAATAATGAAATTAACGCTGCTCTTCTAATACCACCACTTAATACTGCGTCTGCAATATGACATGCGATATCATGAGCTTCTACTGATGTTAACCTTTCACCTGTTTTCTTACGATCAAATACTTTTTGTAAGTTAAATAAACATTCTTTTAATGGTTCTGGACCAGGTGCTTTTCCTCCAACAGTAATTAACTGAGCGCCTTTAGGACGAATGTCTCTAAAATCAAATAATGGTAATGCACTTCCTGTAAAATATGCTTTACATAACATACGAACTGCATCAGCCCATCCTTCAATACTGTCACCAATTAAATAACGTTTTGATTTTGTTGGTACTTTAATTTCTGGTAATTGTTCAATATGGTGTTTTTGAACACTATATCCTACTCCACATCCAGACAATAATAAAAACATTATTTCTGAAAAAGAGCGCCAATCATCAATAGGCAAAAAAGAACAATTAAATATGCGAGCATTATTAAGTTCAATGGGTTTGCCTGCGAACTGTAACGAACGCATAGACGGTAAAACTTTTTTATCATATACTAGTTTATAAGCGTTTTCTATTTCATTATGCAAGTGTGGAAATTTTTCCTGATGCATTTGTTTATTTCGAGTGACTAACTCGTGCCATGTTTCCCTTCTATTCAGTTCCGGAACATACTTTGCATACTTCATGTATGTGGTAATGTCTGATAGAATTTCTTGTGTTACGTCCATTTTGTTTTTATGTTTTAAATTTTTTAAGTATATGATATCCTATCGCTATCGCGATTCTTTTTGTTTTATGTTTTTAAGTTAAAGTAAACGACTGTCTAACTCAGTCATTTGTAGATACAAAACGAAGTCATCAAAAATATCTTTTGGAATACCTTGTAATCCATTAGAGTGTTCTTGAAGCATTTGAGTCGAAACAGCATTGGTAGTACTCTCTATAAGCAATGTTTTGTAACCATTAAAAACTTCTGTTATTAACTCAGTTTCATTGTAATCACCAAAATCCTCATTATCCTGAAGATATTGTGACATTGTTTCTTCTATTTGCTTTTTAGAGAATTCCATTTTTATAAAGTTTTTTTACTTCCTTAATTATTTTCATTGTTAATTTAATAACAGCTTCTTTTAGTTTTTGTAATAATGCTTTCTTTTGTTGTCCTATACGTAGTCCTTCAAAAGGTACCTCAACATTTTTCATGTGGGGTTCTAAATATTGACGATAGGCATTTCCTGCTAAAATTACAAACTTATCTTTTTGAAGATTATAACCTTTTTCTTGTAATTGTTTTAATACAACTTCAGCCCATTTTTCACGTTCGTTAGCTGGCATTTCCTTTAACGTTAAGTTATAAGGTGCTATAGTTTTGTTTAATGGAACTAAATGATATTTAGCGGATATAATATATACGTTATTATCAGGTGCTAATTTTTTAGCATATTCCATTTGTTTTTTAAACAAATCTGAATTATATAATTTCTCAGCGGGCATTGATTTCGCCTCTTTACCAGCCGAACAAGATACTAATACTACTGTGCTCATGTGTATAAATATAATTAAGATCCAACATTACTATTAAGTTCAAAAAACTTTCTCTTTAAAGTATCACGATCAAATGTGTCAAAGTTTTCATTTAACTTCTTTGGTCTTTCACTTTCCATATCTTCTTCACTTAATTCGTTACTATCGATATGTATATGACCCGTAGAAGTGTCTATGACAGCTGAATATGTAATACCATCCATACCATATCTATTTTTCATAATATGGAATCTACCAGTACCGCCCGCTTTATCTTGACGTCGACGCGATAATGACATTGCAAAGTCAGTAATCATCATTTTGTTGTATGAACCAGCGGCTTTATCACCTTCGATAATATTGTCATTAGCACCTGCTCTATTTACCTGACTAACAGACCAAATTGGAACATTTATTTCACGTGCTAAGCCTTTAGTTGCTACATACACATCATCAATTTCTTCTTTACGTTCTTTACTTGTTCTATTAGCGCGTAATAAGTCAACATAATCAATAAGTATTAAGTCAGGCATTTGATCTAAATCTCTACATTTCTGAATGTGTGATTCAATAGTACTTATAGTCGCTTTACCTGTTGGATATTCTTTAATAATTAATTTGCCAGGTAAATTAGAAACCGCTGTTTCAACGTCTTTTCTATGTTCTTGAACTTGCGCTACTGATATATTAGTGAAACAAGCGTCATATCGTTTACCAACATATGCTTCAGATAATTCGAGTGTGTAGTGACAAACATTATAACCTGCTTTAACAGCTGCTGCTCCTAATGCAATTAATGACCAGCTTTTACCACCACCAGGACCTCCAAATATTAAACCAAAATCACCTCCACCTAAACCACCTTGTAACAAATCATTAACTACAGGCCAAGGTGTTGAAATTGCTTTTCTATATTCTTCACGATATCTATCTTCAACATCTTTTTCATATTCATGACCTATGTTCTTGTCCATACCTGCTTTTAAAGCGGCGTCTACTAAGTGACGAATATCATCATACATTCCTGATTGTAATAAATCAACTGATGTTAATAGTGCTTTCTTTAACTGTTGGTTCTTACAAAAATTACTAAATTCTGCTTCTACATACTCAGCATCTTCATTTGATGCTTTATATGCTTCTTTTAATTGTTCTACTACTGATGTTTTTAGTACTTCATTATCTATTTTCTTTACTTCAATATGTAAAGTATCTAATGTAGGTGTAGCGTGGTATTTATCAAAATATTTTATTACCTGTTCAATCAACCATTGATGAGCTTGGTTATCAAAATACTCGGGTGTGACTACATCTCTAATATTAAGTAAAAACTTTTTATTTTTTAATAATGAACTAAGTACCTTGGTTTGAAAGTTCAAACCATACTGATTTAATTTGCTGAATGCAACCATAACTTTTATTTGTTTTTATAAGCTTGAAGATACGAAAATATTTCGGTGAGCCAAATCTCTACATTAGGGATTGAGTTACCTAACTTATCTTCATTATATAATTTTAAAAATGCTAATTTATCTAGTTTTGTAGGTTCACCAGATAAAACCTCTTCTATTTCTTCAATACCATCTTCTGGTATATCTACTTCTGTTAAGTCCATAAGCTGTTGATTCAAATGTAACTGTTTACTAAAGTTACAAATATCCTCATACAAACCATGTTCTGCTCTTTTGTCATTACATTTATTCATTATTTCAGTAAATGTAACTTTTTCTGGTTGTTCAAGTTCAGGAAATAACTTAAATAATTTTTTAGGTCCTAAACCTTTAACACCAGGTATATTATCTGAATTATCACCCATTAATATTTTCTGGTTGATATAGTTTTGAGGATATAAGTTATAATCTTCTTTAACTAACTTAGGTGTATAGAATTTCTTTTTAATAGGTGAGTATACTGTTACTTTATCAGTTACTAACTGTAAGAAATCTTGGTCAGCAGACATTATATATACTTCGTCTTCTGCTTTATTAGTTATATAAGCCATAACATCATCCGCTTCTACTTTATCAATAGCAAGTAAATCAACAGGTAAAAACTTTAGATAATTAACTAAACGTAATATCTGATTTTCAATAGACGCCGCTTCCTCTTCTTTATTATCAAACCCATCCCAATTAGTTATACGTTGAATTTTTCTATTGCCTTTATAATCAGCAAATAAATTCTTTTTATTTGTAGTACTACCTGTACCATCAAACACTAAAATAACTCTAGTAGGTTTAATATGTCTAATAGCAAAACCAATCGACTTTAAGAAACCAGTGAGCCCACCAATGTGGGCTCCTCCTGGATTCATATGGTTGATCATGGCAAAGCTTCTTAGAAAGGTATTCATCGAATCTACTAGTAATACTCTACTATTTAGATGTAATGGATCCTCTTTTGAGTTCTTTATATTTTCAAGCATCTGCTTAAGCGTCTTGTTCATCGTCATTGTCAATTTCAATCATTGGAGATATTTTACTACTTTCATTCCATTCACTATTGTCTTCAGTAACTATAATTTCATCTACATTTACTTTTTCTCCAAACCAGTCAGCAGCATGAGCAGCTTTATAAGCTTTTTCATCGTCTTTATCGTCTGGAATAAATCCATGTGGTGTTACAATTACTGTTGAGGTAGTAGCAATACCACAATCAGCGTGAATTTTGTCAATTGCTATTTTAGTACGTTTAGCAAATTCTACTTTCTTACCCTTATGTTGAGCGTGAATCTTACTTGTACCACTATTTGTTACATTACCAAATGTAATAACAATAGATGCATCCCAATACATTGTATTACCACCTTTATTAGTCATTCTTGGTTGTGACATTGGTGTTAATGCTGGTTGTACACCTGTTTTATTAATTACAAAAAACGTATTTGTAAACTGTGAACTCTCTTTACGTGATAGTGGAATTTTCTGATTAATAAAATTACCAAATTGTGTAGCCATTGCTCCGGCGTTCCACATCGGATTATTTTTACCTTGTTCAATACTCATATCACATGGTATAGAACCTACTGAATCCCATAAGAACAATAAATCATGAGGTAAATTACCTTTCTTTTGTTCATCTAAAATATCAGCCATAAATGCTGACACGTCTTCAATTGAATTTAAAATGGATCTATCAACATATAAGAAAAATCCTTTGTAATTCATTACTTCACCTGTTTCAGCATCAGGTTCAGCTTCACATTGAAAACCCATTTTTTGAGCGTGAGCGAAATCCCATTTCATCTCAGTGATAATGAATACAGGTAAAATTCCCATTTTCTGAGCAGCAACAGCTGTCTCAATCATTAATGTTGTTTTACCTGTATCAGAACCACCTCTAGCTATGGTTATATGTCCCATAGGTACACCAGGTATAGATAACGCATCTTGTACTGCTGGTGAGAATGGAATCCACTTTTGCGTTTTAAAGTTAGACGATTGGTCTAACTTCTTAGTTTTCTTGAACTTGTCAAGATCAAATGTTCCTTTAATTGCTTGAGAAACACTTGCATTTACACTTTTAGTGGATTTTGCCATAATTAGTCTTTAAATAAGTCATCAAATTCGTTTTCATCAAACCCTTTTTTCTTAGTGTTAAGGGCATAGTTAGCTTTAGGAGCTTCAGCTACTGGTGCTACTGTTTCTTCAGTTTCTTCTTCACCAGTTTCTTCACTTGGTTCTAACCATTCCATTAACATGGTTTTCATTTCATCAAACTCATACTTCTTATATAATGAAAGTACGTCTGGTTGTTCTGAAATCCATTTCTTAATCACTTCATTATCATCTGATAATGCTGATGTTTTTGGTTTGATACGAATTGATGATTTATTAAATTTAGTACCTGTTACTTCAGGACCAACTGTATCGACTGTTAAGTCTCTACCATCCATCAAATCTGTGTAATCACCGATATCATCATCTTCGGCAATACCTAATAATTCGAGATACATTTCCTTACCAAATTGCCACATGCGAACACCTTTTTCTTCTTCGCCACGTACAATAACTGGTACGAACACTCTCATTTTAGGTTCAATTTTTTTAGCTAATGACCAATTTTCTTTGTCACTAGTTTTACGTAATTGTTGTGCGAACTCAACAATTGGATCCTTTTCACCAAAGTTAGTTAATGACAACATGGTTTTGTTTCCAATACCATAATGGAACATTACTTCTTTGAACGGATTTGCTTTGTTGAATTTAGACGGAACAATACGAATTACTGATTTACCAACTGGTGGTACCCAGAAATTTTTGGCACGGTCATCTTTGTTACCGCCGCCTTTACCTTTGTTTTGCAACGATTGCATACGCTGCTTAATCTGATTTAAATCCATGTTATAACTGTTTATTTTTAAATTATATAATTAAATATAGCATCAAAATTCTTAAAGGCCAAACTTATTTCCATTTCCATATAAAACCTCTAGCTATTTTTAATTCTCCACGACAGCATCTTCCTATATTATCATTATAATAACCATACATGGTTATAGCGGCGTGTTTTGATGATTCCCATTCTTTAATAAATTTACCCTGTTTAGTAAATTGAAGAACTGGTTTTCTTATTTTATTGATAAAACTAGTTGTTTTAGGTTTTGAAGCTGCTTTACTCATTTTTTGTTTTGTTTCTTTTGAGTATTTAAAACCTATACGAGATTTACTTATTTTTTGTTTAGTACTGTCTGTGTGATACTCAGGACCACCACCACCTTTTTTATTTGGATTCATTATGATAAATCCCCATTGTCTAAATTGTTCTATCCAATATGATTCTAATGGTGTCCAATCTTTACGGTCTAATGAATTTATTTCATCAATATAAGTAAAAGTAATTTGAGAGCCAAATTTGAATTTATGGTCATTCTCACGAGAATTATTTTTGGTTTTACCTATGTAAACTTTATTAGGATCATTATCTATATTAGTAATAAGATATATTTTAGTAATACCTGTCATCTATTATAAATATCCCTATGTGCGTCAAAGGAGGCCAAACCTAAGTTAACAAAAGCCTTCATTTCTGAAGGCTATGTTTATTTTTATTTATATTTTATATTATCCTGCTCTCCAGTGGTCATCCTCCCAACTTAAAGCAACACCTTTATCAGTATATTTACTAGAATGTACTATTAAGTTATAAAATGGATCTCCACCATTTAATTCAAAAACAGAAGTTTTCATCATATCAATAGCTTTATCTAAATCTGTTGGTTCAATTGGTCCTAATGCGTTTAAAATATCTTCTAG